CAGATATTTCGTTTACCGGCAACGACCATACGGAAGTTGAGTGGGCCAGCCTTCTCATCACCGACGAGGTTCCGGATAACGCTACGGTACAGTTCAGGGTGACGATCAACGGGGCCGTGGCGAACACGGTTTCTAACAGTCCATCGTTGACGGCTGAACACCCTGAGCCTCAAGAACTCGATTGGTCAGATGCTCGCTTGCCATTGCAAAACTCTCATGTGCCTCCAATACAGGTCGGCACAGATACTTACGCAATTGGCCTCAACACATCAGATACAAGGCAGTTTGGGATATTCAAGAGTGATAACCCTGATAACTCTGAATCTTGGACGTCAGTTGCTGTTGGTCAGATTGGCGGCGCTCAAACGGATATCCGTTCGCTATCATGGATGCGTGACGGTGATGAGCTATGGATATCAGCGAAAGGGGCACAGGCAAGAGTTTCGTTCTGGTTCTTCGACACAACAAATGACCAGCTTGGGAACGAGGAGTTAGTTAGTTCAGCTCCAGTTTCGGACGTATCGCTGGCTTCAGTCGATATTGCTAAGTCAAGCGGAGGACCAGTTGCTACTTATGGTGCGACTGTTAGTAGCAACAATGTGCCTGAGTGGCGCAGCCGAGGTACACCGTCACCTACTGACTGGGAGGGTGACGAGTTCTTTGTTGTCGGCGATCCGTTTGAGAACTTCACGTCACCTCGTCATGTAGGCAACGGCGCGTCAACCGTCTATATATTCTTTACAATTATCGGTTCAACATCTGAGTTAGTTTTCAACATCATCACGAATGAGTCTAGTCCTGGAGCTGAAATACTTCATGGGGCGTCTACTCAGTTGGGTGTTCCTCACGTTTTGTCAAACGCGATAGCATTTGGTAGCAATTTTGGTGTGCTATTTATTGACACTTCGGGAGAACTTGGTTTTGCTGCTATAGATTCAAGTGCGTTCCAATTCGACCCAGAGGAGGTTGCCCGAGCACGAGTTGTTAATATAACTGGCGACACTATATCTGCTTCAGCGGTTGTTGACGATAGTGGGATTGTACACGCAATATTTGTAGATGACGCCGGAGCATTATTTCACGCTACGCGAGCAGGTATATCATCATGGTCTCATCAACAGCTTATGGGATCATCAACTGCCGAGGCAGTTCATGCATTTTATGATGATTTTAACGATATCATCAGGTTTGTGTATAATGATAGCTTGGGAATTATCCACTATGGAGAAGTCGATACTCAAGGCGGTGAACAACACGAAGAGGGTGGCTCTACCGCAAATGTAAGTATTACGTCTACGGGTTCTGGATTATCTACAGAACAAGTAGAGGGTGGTAGTACGTCATCTATAAGTATTACATCAGAAGGTAGCGGTACAGCCGCAGAACATGTAGAGGACGGTTCTACAGCTGTAGTTAATATCACATCAGAAGGAGCTGGACAGCACGACCAACACGAACAGTTCTATGACGACTTTAACAGTTACCCCGATGGGTTACTTACCTCCGAATTCACTTGGTTCAACCCAACTCACCAGGACGCAAAGCAGGCCGACCTGTGGCAAGTATCTTCGGGGTCTTTGTTCATCGACTCTGGTAGTGAGGTACCTGACCCCGTATCTGGAAAGGTAGCTTCAACTAGGACACCTAATTCGGGTCTATCTGGTTCTACTTCTGACCCGAACAATAACAACAACGTTGCACGTTGGCTTACGCGCCCCACAGACCTGTCTTGCTTAGAAATCGACTGTCGTCTGTACATCGAGTATATAGACCCCGCCGAAACAGCTAGCTTCCATGGTGTACATCTATTCGCTAGATACCAAGACGCCAACAACCTCTACTATGCTTCGTTGAACCGGCGATCAGGTCAGGGCGTCATCCTCAAGAAGGTGGCCGGTACCTATCACACGTTGCTGAACGCCCAGGGGGCAGGATTCCCGAATGTAGGGAACGTTGTTGGCAGTTGGCAAGACCTTCGGGTAGTTATGATTGATGAGCCTGACGGCTCACTGACTATACAAGCATGGCGCGACGATGTGATGCTCCACGAGGTCAACGACGACGGCGTAGGTGGAGTACCTCCTCATGGTGTTGGACGTTCAGGTGTTCGAGGGGATTTCTCAAAGTTCTATGTTAGTGAGTTTTCCGTAGACTTTATTGAATCTGATTTACAAGACGAAAGTGGCGGTTCTACAGCAACTGTAAATATAACGTCTACAGGTGAGGGTACTGCTACAGAACACGCCAGCTCTGGTAGTACGTCAAACGTAGATATATCAGCTGAAGGTGGAGGTTCATCAATTGATGAACCTGTTGCAACAGCTTGGTTATGGGATGGAGAAGCGTGGGAATGGGACGGAGTAGCTTGGGAATGGAACGATGAGCCTGTAGGCGATGACCTGAGCGGGGGTTCTACATCTACAGTTAGCATTACCACAGAGGGTAGTGGTACTGCTACAGAACACGCAGAAGGAGGCTCTACTTCATCTGTAAGTATTACATCTACAGGTAATGGTATAGCTACAGAACATGGGGAAGGTGGTTCTACTAGTAGTGTAACTGTTACTGCTACAGGTGAAGGTACAGCTACCGAATCTGTGGAAAGTGGTTCTACTTCTATAGTTAATATTACATCAGAAGGTAGCGGTACAGCCGCAGAACANGTAGAGGACGGTTCTACAGCTGTAGTTAATATCACATCNNNNGGTGGCGGGGTATCTACTGAACCTGAACACTTTTCTGGCGGCTCTACTGCATCTGTTTCTGTAACAAGTACTGGGCAAGGAACTGCAACAGAACATGCAGAAGGCGGTTCTACTTCATCTGTAAATATAACATCTACAGGTGGTGGTACAGCAGAAGAAGAAGTAGTAGAAGAGTTCAGTGGCGGCTCTACAGCAAGCGTAACTATTACCTCCACAGGTAACGGTACTGCTAATGAGTATGCAGAGGGCTCAGCCACGGCAACAGTAGATATAATAGCTATAGGTGCAGGTACAGCCGAAGAGAGTGTAGAGGGCGGCTCTACCTCTGTAGTAAGCATAACTAGTACAGGTAGTGGTACTGCTAATGAGTACGTAGAGGATGGTTCTACAGCAAATGTAACTATAACAAGCATGGGCGGCGGAATTGATCCGTCTGTGATACTCCGTGATATTGATATTTGGATAGAAGATTCTAGAAGATATGATATATCCGTATCTTCTCCTAGACTTGCACCAAGTACAGACCGTATAGACATAGACGTTGTTTTTGTCTATACCAATGTAGAATACGTATCGGATAGACTGTCTAATATCTTTACATACGACTCTACAAGGCGGACAGAATATTTGCTAGACGTTAGAAGACGTAATATAGACTTGACTACCCCATATGTAGGCTATGAAACAAGTGAGCCTAGTATAGTAAGGAGGAGTTAACAATGGCCGTTACTATCTCTAGGCTTTCTAGAGAATACCTTTACACCTTCGTAAAGACACCTAACGATTTAAGTTCAAGTACAGCTGAGGTGGCTTTCGTTGATAATCCCACAGATAGACCTGAGGAGGTTGATTGGGAGGACGCCGTATTGATAGCTAATACAGTGGAAGGTGAGGCTGGATTCGATATCCGCGTCCTCATTGGGCCTGGCGGTGATGTCGACCTAACTCCGCCCAGCGAAACTGCTGTAGATTACCAGAAGTGGATCAGGATTACGGATAACCCGGAACGTCCTGTACGTAGGGCGGGATTGGTGACAGTACAATGAGATTAGCGTCAGAGAATGTAGCTGTTGGTGATTGGATTACGGTAGTTGACGCTAATCCTGACCCTATAGAGACTACTTACCTTATTGTTGGGACAAGCTCCCTTCCAGTATATGTAGATGGTCAGGATATTATGGTTAGATGTCCTCCTCTACAGAAAGGTAAGTATACGATTAGCTATTCAGGTTACTCTTTAGGCGAAATCAGTGTCACAGGGCCTTGATTATTGTCTCGCTGTCAGGTATCGTTGTCTTAGATGCAAAGGGTCTTGTATGATTCAAGATACGGTAGATAGTATCAAACTATCTGACGATATCCATGAAGGAAGCTATGGGTATTGGACAGATATCTCTGGCTTGTCCTTAGCAGATGATTCTGAGGGTAGTTGGGTTCATGCACTCCCTGTGGGGAACTACGACCACCCTATTAAGGGTAAGCTTTCCTTCACTCTTGAAAGAATTAGCAGATTTGCTGAGAATATCAATAACAGGATTAGAGGTATTGACCCTGATATTGATTATGACCACAAGCTTGACCCATCTAAAGGAAATAGTGCTGCTGGATGGGTTAAGAAAGCAGAAGCTAGACACAACGGTCTTTGGCTGTTTGTAGAGTGGACTAGTAAGGCTAAGCAAGCAGTTAGGGATAGAGAGTACAGGTACTTCTCAAGTGAGTTCGTTCCTTCATGGAAGGACGAAAAGACAGGTAAGGAGTACCAAGATGTACTCCTTGGTGGCGGTCTTACTAATAGGCCGTTCGTAAAGGACCTAGTGCCTATTAATCTAAGCGAGATGGTAGGCCCTAACGAACAACAGGAGGAAACAATGGACCCAAAGCTGTTAGCACAGCTTCTTGGTCTTAGTGAGGACGCTACTGAGGACCAGATTAAGCAGAAGATTACTCAGCTCAATGAGTCGGGTAACCCTTCTGACACTAAGCTTGACCTCAGTAAGCTTACTGTAGAGGTCAAGGATAACAAGCTAGTAGTCGGGCATCCCGATGGTGAGGGAGAGTTCGAGTATGAGCTTGAGAAGAAGGAAGAGAAGAAGGAAGAGAAGGAACTAGCTAAGCTGGCTGAAGATAACCCTGCACTCGCTACTCTTTTATCTGAGCACGATCAGATGAAGGAAGCTATGCAGACCATGCAGGCAGCTACTCGTCTATCTGAGGTTACTACTCAGCTAGAAGATATCAAGCACGAAGATAAGGTACTCCCCCCGGTAGCTGTTCGTAAGCTACGCGACGTTATGGTTCGTCTCCCTGTGGCTCTTAGCGATGAAGTCGCTGAGGCTATCAAGGAAGCAGTCAAGGTAGGTCTTGTTACTCTTGGCGAGAAGAGCGGTAAGGGCCGTGATGGTTCTCCGCCTGAGGGTGCTGACGATAAGGATGCTGTTATTCGGTTCACTGATAAGGTGGACGAAGTTCTCAAGGATGAGTTTGAGGGTAAGCCTGAGAACTACCGTCAGGCTGTACAGCGTGTCCAGGAGTCTGAACCTACCCTATTCGCTGAGTATCGTTGGGCCGTTGCCGAGGGCGCTACTCTAACTGAGTAAGGAGAAACAACTAATGGGTCCAAATGAAATTCTGGATAAGGGCTTTGTAATTGACGCTCCTGTTCCTCAGCATCATGCGGTAATCCTTACTGGTCCAGATAACGTAGCGCCTGTTGCTGCTTCTGGTAATGAGATTCTTGGATTCGCCGAAGAGGGTGCTGACGAGCTTGATGTAGAGCGTGGAAGGCACATTCGTGTACGTACCGTAGGTGTTGCTTATGCAGTTGCTGGGGAAACGTTCAGCGTCCCCGATAACGGCACTAAGCAATGGCTACAGGTAGATGGAGAAGGAAGAGTAATTCCACTAGCCGCTGGTAAGGCTGTAGGTTATGCCACTAGCGATTCTGAGGCGGTAGGGGACTGGGTAACAGTTTTCATCGTCCACGTACCGTAGGCATAGGAGGATTCGATAAATGCCACGTTTTGATAGTTCAGGTCGTGACAGGATTACTCCTGATCCCGTACTTACTCAGATAAGCGTCTCGTTCGAGGCTCAGGCTAGCTATATTGCTCCGATTCTTATGCCAACGGTAAGGGTTTCGGACCAGACAGCACGTTATGAGATTTTCGGACGTGAGGCATTTGGTCTACTGCTAGGTGACTTGGCGCGTGCTCCGGGTGCGAGAGCTTCCGAGCGCGAAGGTCGTAAGCGTTTCGCCGAGGATAGCTACTTCGCAGTAGAGTACTCTGAGGAAGAGCTAATTCCCGATGAGGAGAAGGAAACCAACCCCGGCGAGAGTCCCGAGAACGATTCCGTTGAGGCCCTAACGAATGACCTACTTATTCGTCAGGAACTCAAGGTACGGGACATGCTTTACGACCCCACCCCGTACCACACGGGGCACGTCGTAACGCTAGGTTCCGGAGAGCACTTCGATGAGTATGATACCTCTGACCCGGTTGAGGTATTCAGAGAGCTATTCCGTACGTTCCATGACACCCTTGGTACCGTACCTAACCTGGGCGTTATTCCTTGGAAGACTATGTCTTACTTGGAGGACCACCCGGTAGTCATTGAGCGTTACGCGCTTAATGGTGGCATCATCACTCCCGAGCAGATTGCAACGCTGATTGGTCTTGACCGTATCTTAGTACCTGGTGGTAAGTACAATGGTGAGAACCCTGGTCAGGCTGCGGCACTTTCGCAGATTTGGGGTAATAACATTGTAATGGGCCTGGTACCTTCTAGCCCACAGCGTGATATGCCTGCTCTTGGATACAAGTTCCTGTGGCCCATCCCTGGCGGTGGCCGTAGAACTGATGATGGTATCCAGGTAGACCGGCGTCGTGACGGTGACCGTATCGGTTGGATCAACCGTGTGCGTACTCGTTACGACCACAAGCTAGTTGGACGTGACCCCGACCTTGAGGGTAGCCCGCTAGTTTCCGGTATGCTAATCCGTAACGTCCTATCGCCGGCTAACGCCTAGACCGAGGAGATATATCATGGCGAAGGTTATGGCAAGTCGCTACCGTATGGTAGTGAACAAGGGCACTGAGAAGGAACCGCAGTTTGCTAGGCTTAAGTTAGCGCCTGGTGACAAGGTTCCCAAGGAACTAGATAAGGACGAGGTAGAAGCTCTTACCAAGGCTAAGCTTATTGTAGATGAGAGTCTTCTAACTGAAGGGGATCATTTGCGTAAGTCTGCCTACACTGTCCTCGAAGAGAAGGAAAAGGAAGTTGAGGACGAAGAGGTAGCTAAGGTTAAGGAAGCAGGAGCTGCTGCTCAGCCTACCTCTACCACTACGCAACCTCACAAGGGCGGTAAGAGTTAATCATGGCCCATATTATCCCGATCAAAAAGATCAATCAGTTCCTTCCGAAAGAGAAGTTGGAACTAAGCTCTACTTTGGTTGATGGTCAGCCTGCTGACCACCACTTAGTAGATGATTTAGAAGAAACAGGTCGGGGTATTATTCTAGGAAAGCTGTCTAACGAGTACCACGTTGAGGGCTGGCTAGAGACTGATGGTCCTTACGAAACTCCTGCTCTAGTAGAGTCGATACTGGCAATGCTAGTTGCAGGATGGGTATACGATAGACAGTTCGCCTCGGAGGTAGAAGATGGTCTGTCATATGGAGGGCGTAAGGTAAGGGAAGCCTACGCCCTCCTAGACAGAATATTAGCTGCCGAGTTCGTTCTAGAGGGTGCGATACTTATAGAACGTGATGATGACCTTCCCTCTACTCTAATCACAGAGCCTATCTTCCGAATGGCGGAGCGACTGTGATAAATTTCAGCATCAGAATGGTACCTGGTGCCGGTGCGTTAGTTAATGCACTTAATAGGTACTCAGGTGATTTGCGTTCTGTGGCTGATCCTTTGAGGGACGCTAGAGACAATGTAGTTATTCCTTCTATAGAAGAGCGTTTTGATAGTAGAACAGGTGCCGATGGTAGAGGATGGCCTAAATGGGCTGATGAAACTCCGTTCATGCCTTACCATCAGATGTATGGGCCAGGACAGAATCTTCTACATGTCACTGGTAGCCTTAGAAGGAGGGCAACGCAGAAGGGTATATGGGAGATAAAAGGACAGCAGGGGGAAGCATTCGTACCTATGAGTGCTTTACCTAGTCACGCTCCCGTATTGAACTTCGGTGGACCGAACAGAGGTTTACGCGGAGGATTGAGTGATATACCTCCTAGACCTTTCATGGAAATAGGCGATAGTGAAATGTCTGCTATAGGAAACATATTTGCAGACTTTATGGTGCAGAAGTTTGGTGCGAGGGTAGGACGTAGGGGTGAAGTAGAAACGATAGTGGGAGACTTCTGATGGCGAGCACTGATAGTCTCCTAGAGGTTATGAATCAAATAGAAGCTTATGTTATTGCAGGACAGTCTACTCTTGGATTGAAGAAAGTATGGGTAGGCGATGATGATGCATTGCCAGAAATGCCATCAGTAACTATAGCTCCTGGTGCTAAAACCAGGGAAATACAAGAAACAGGTCATACAGTCATAAACAGGTTTCCTGTATACTTGACAATTCTACATGCAAGGCTAGATAGCACTCAAACCACTCTAAAAGAGAGTATTGCACTATCAGAAGCTCTAGAGGATTACTTACACGAAGATAAGCGTTTAAACGGACTGATAGTCTATAGTTATGTTAGGTCTGTAGAGCCTGGTGTTACCACTAGGCAGCGTGCTCTTGTAAGAGCTACAAGACTCCTGTGGGAAGGTATGAGTAAGACCCGCATTTAATAAAGGAGGCATAATGCCTAGTGTGAGGGTCGACCTAAACAATCTACCCAAGGGAAAGGAAGTCAGTATTCCTTACCTTGGTACTTTCAAGAACGGTTCCACTACTGATGTAGATGATGCTAAGTGGAAGAGATATACCGCTCTCTTCCCAGGCGCTGCGTCTCTTGGCGATTCCGAAAAGGTGGAAATCACTACTGATTCGCAGAAGAAGGCAACGGAAGATCATCGTACGGCTAAGGAGACTGCTGCCAAGGTAGAGTCCGGTGAAGATGTTAAGAAGGATGAGTTACAGACTGCTGTAGCTGCTTCTGGCGGTACTACCTCTGGCAAGAACAAGGACGAACTTAAGGAACAGCTAACCAAGAATTCGGAGGAGTAAACAATGGGTGTTACTATTGGAGCTGAGGGCTACATTGGTATCGCCCTTGAAACTACGCCTAGTGAGTATGAGGCACCTACCAAGTTCTTTCCTATCAGGAATGAGAGTCTGACTTGGTCGCAGAACACTAACCAGCGTAGGGTCATTCGCGGTACCGCAGATGTAATCGGTGCTGTACCTGGTAACGGCAATGTTGAGGGCGACATCGACATGGAACTTCTGTCAGATGTTCTGCCTTACTTCCTTATGTGTGCTAGAGGTACGCTGATTCAGGATGATGGTCCGGAGGCAGGGTCTTTTCAGTATAACTTCGTTCCTGCCCACAACGCTGTAGCACCTAACACTATGAGCATCACCATTGTCAGAGGTGAGGAAGCCTTTGGATACGTGGGATGCGTAGTAGCATCGCAGAACTACAGCGTAGATAATGATATGGCAGTTGTAACGTTTACTGTACTAGGTACGTCCGAAGAGTCTGTGGCTGCTCCTGCTGCACCTATCTACACCGACGATGTACCATACGGTGCGGGCATGTGGAAGATTCAGATTCCCACGGACACGCAGATTTACGATGCCGACTCGTTCTCGTTCGAGGTTGATGATAACGGCGAGGTGCAGAACCGTTTGAAGGACGAACTTGGTGCTCAGTTCATCTCGTTCGGTGAGCGTAACACTTCTCTAAGCCTTGATCGGGACTTTGAGAATAGAGATGAGTACAACGACTTCAAGTTGCTGACTGAGAAGTCTGTTTCTGTTGAAGTGGAAGAGTCTACTACTAACCGATGCAAGTTCACCATCCCTGTGGCGTTCATTGACGACTATGCCGTTAACCTAAGTGGTGTAGGCGACCTTGTACGGTCCAGCAACACGTACATCGCTGTACATGACGATGATACGGGAGGCGCATACGAAATCGAACTTGTTACTGACGAGGATTTGGGACTGGCACCATAGTACCACAGTAATCTAACCGAGGCGGCAAGTTTTATACTTGCCATGTAATGAAGGAAAGAAGATGCCAAAGGCTACAGTTAGTACTGAATCTCAGAGGTTTTCTCTAAGAACTCTTCCAGCTAGGGATGGAGAAGAGGAAGGTTGGGTAGAAATTAGAGTTATGTCCTTCGGTGAGTACAATCGTCGTAAGGATTTAGTCTCTAAGATGACTCTAGAGGGACAGGGTAAGAACTCTAGAGCTACTATGGAGATGGCTAACGAGGTCCTAACTCAGTATGAGTTCTCTAAGTGCATCGTTGACCATAACTTAGAGGATGACGGTGGTAACAAGCTCGACTTCACCAAGCAGACTGGCATCAAGAGGTTAGACCCGCGAGTCGGGCAGGAAATTGAAACCTACATCGACAAGCTAAATAAGTGGGACGAAGATGTAGACGAGGAGGATGGTACTGGCCCTTTGACTACTTCCGACTAGAAGCTAGGACGCACATTGTATTAGGCAGAGACACGAAAGATGAGGATGTAGCTCATCATATAAATCTAGCAGTAATGTGCGAAAAGTTCTCTTGTCTCCCTGGCGATGGCGGCCTTTTACAGCAAGACCAACTGACTATGCGTAAGATAATGATAATATCTAGCGCAATGTCAGAGAAACAAGAGAAGGACCGTCAGAGTAGCGAAAAAGCTAGAGGGAACAAGCACTTACCTGGCAGACGGAGTAGGAGACGCTAGCAATGGCCCTGACCTCACGGGACGTTATGTTCATAATGCGAGCGCAGAACTATGCGTCTCGTGAGGTTCAGGGCCTTGCTCGTTCTTTTGGTGTATTCAGACAGGAATTGGAAAAGGTTAACCAAAAGCTAGATGGCCGTCTGAATAGATCAATGGAACGTCAGTCTCGTATGGTAGGTAGTGTTCGTAATCAAACTGACTCTATAATAAAACCCATGCGAGCTCATAACAGAGAACTTACTACCCAGAACGCTACATTACAGAGAAATATAACCCAGTTAAGGACAGCACACAATGCAGGTGCGTTAGATATATCTCAAAGAAAAGAGCAGATATCTTCAATTAGAGGCAAGATAGCGGCTAACAATCAAGAATACGCTAGACTGCAAGCTCTTAATAGAGCTCATACAGAAGCAGGAAAGGTAAGAACTCAAGCGTTTAACCAACGTGCTGGTATAATGGGTCAGATAACCCACCAAAACAGACTGTATACACAAGAAATACAAAAGCAACAAGAAAGTATGAGAGCTATATCTGGGGGTAATACCGCCAGAGAATCTACTATCAGACAGTATCAGAATAGGATAGCACAGAATAGAGTCATAACTGCACAGAACAACGAAGCTATAGGTTCTGCACAAGCTCGTTCTCAAGCTGAAGTGCGTGCTATAAATCAGCAAGAGCAAGCATTCAGACGTGCTGCACAACAGCAAGCTCAACAGCAACGTCAAATTATACAGATGCAGCAACAGCGCATCCAACAGCAATTCATGTTGGGTGCTGCTTTAGTGACCTTCGGTGCAATCACAGCTGGTGTAGGTGGCAGGATAGTATCCTCGTTCTGGGAAATGACTAGAGCCACAGCGGAACTACAGCGTGGGTTTGCTCTGGCAAGTGTTCAGGCTATCGACCTCGGAACGAACGCATATGAACTAAGGGGCATAGCAAGGGATGTAGCCAGAGAGATACCTGCTGCATATACAGAGATGGACAGAGTACTATTCACCATCTTCACATCAACTAACGCGACTCTAGATGAAGCCCAACACATGTTAAAGGGCTTCGCTATGGAGTCTGTGGCTGCTAACACCGATATGATTGCAGCTGCTAAGTCGTCCATTGCTATCCTTAACGCACTAGGATACACGGCTGACGAACTAACTAGAGTTCAGGACGTTCAGTTCCAGATTATACGTCGTGGTGTTTTGACCTACGACGAGCTTTCTGCATCCATCGGTAGAGCGCTTCCTGCCACTAGACGAGCAGGTCAGGAGATAGAGACTCTAGGCGCCATGTTCACGTTCCTGACCCGTAACGGTCTGAATGCTCGTATGGCAGCTACCTCCGCTGCCCGTGCTCTAGAAGCTTTCGCTCACCCTAGGACGGTAGCTCGTCTAGAGCAGATGGGCATAGCTGTACGTGAACAGGACGGCTCCTTCCGTGACCTAAACTCTGTTGTACAGGACATGGCGCGTGAGATGCGCGGTAACGAAGGCTTGCTAGAAGAGGTCTTTAGGATCGACCCCGCAGAACAGCGTAAGTGGCTTACAGAGGCTAGGGGCCACCTAGAAGGTCTAGGTGTACAAGTTAGAGACGCTAACGGACACTTTAGAGGTACCAGCGAGATTCTACGTGACGTAGACCGTAGACTATCTGACATGAGTGCCCCTGACCGTACTAAGGCTTTGCAGGACCTGTTTGCTGGTGCTGGCGGAACTATCCAAGCTCGTAGGTTCTGGGACGTAGCTATAGCTAACGCTTCTGAATTCAATAGGCACATTGAGTGGCAGCTGAACGCTAAGGGCTCCATGAAGGAAGCTTATGACATCATGTTCGCCGAACCTGCCGTAGTAGTTGAGTTACTGACTAACCAAGTGTCTATCCTAAAGGATATGATTGGTGAGTCTCTAGTCAATGCTATTCGTCCTGCTGCACAAAGGATGATGGAACTCGTACAGTGGTTCCAAGACCTAGATGAGTCTACGAGAACTACCATAGTTAGAGTCATAGCTATAAATGGTGCAGTATTGACCCTGATAGGTACATTTGCTGCTCTGGCTGGTATGTTCATGATTATCAGCGCTGCCATCAAGGGCTCTGCTGTAGGATGGATAGGCTTCTCTGCTATAGCTGGCGGTATACCACTACTGCTTCTGGCTATAGGAACGGCAGCGTACTTCTTAGTAACTAACTGGGAAGCTGTAGTAGAGGTTACCCAAAGAGTAACCGATTGGTTCAGCCAGAGTGAGAATCAGCTGCTATTGCTACTTGGTACTATGGCAGCCGCAGTCGGCGTGATGGCTGTATTCCATGCAGCACAGACTACTACGAGCCTTCTTGCTGTGGGTATGGCTACAGGTCTTATAAGGATTAAGGACGCTGTTGTTGCACTAGTAACATGGCTGCCTAGGCTAGCTATGGCTAATCCTATAATTGCGGGTATAGCTATAGCTATTGGAGTAGCAGTAGCTGCATTCAGATGGTTTACCAGAGAGAGCCGTGCTCTTAAGGAAGCCACAGAAGATTACAGTGACGCACTTTCTCACCAAAATGAAGTTATCTTACAAAACGCTGATGATCTTACCACCTACGGCAGAGTAACTTCAGAAACTCTGAAAAAGGAGGCTCTTAGAAGAGCTGAGTCAGAGGGCTTACTGGAGTCTATGGACAAACTGAGTATGGCTTCTCATGAAATTGTTAGTGGGATGGTAAACGAGAATAGAAGTAGAGATTCTGTTCTTGCAGGGCTCAGAAACGAGAAGCAACAAATCTTAGATAATATACAAGAATATACTAGGAACTCTCTTGTAAGGGATGAAAATGTAGGCAAGATGGAGGAACAACTTAAGGCTATAGACGATGTAATAGAGTTTTACAATAGAGAATCTAGGGCTTCTGATGAGGCTAGACAAGCTAATCTACGTAGATTGCGTGCCCAAGGCGAGTTGGGTGAGGCTATAGCTAACTACGTAACTTGGAGTGAAAAGTCTGATGAAGCGTCGTTAAAGAATGCCCATAGTGCTAGAATAGCAATAGCTTATCTGTATGAACAGGCAGAGGCTACAGGTCAGCTAACTCCTGCATTAGAAGATGCTATGGAAGCCTTTGACCTTCTTGGCGACGAAGTTGATGATGCTGGTAACTCAATGCAAGAGTTGTCTGATAGGGCAAGAGAGCTTGGTAGCGTATTAGATTCACTACTCAGTCCTACTAGCGGTTGGAATGATGCATTAGAAGCGTCTAAGGACTCTATCAGTGAGCACAATGACGCTATAGATGAGCAGATATCTAAGCTAGGGGAAAATTCAGAGGCTCGTAGGGAAGACCTAGAAGCGATGAAGAGAGACGTGGACGACGCTAGTGTCACTATGGGTGGCTGGATATCTGCCATGCAAGACAGTGAAGCTACTACTCGCGAGATGTTTGGTAATATGTCAGAGATCATCCGTCGAGGTACCTTAGAGATAGGTGAAGATACTCACCAAGCTATAGGTGCAATCTTAGCTATGGGTGATGCAGGTCCAGAAGCTATGGCATTACTAGCTAGTGCAGATGCAGATGACTTCTTAGAGATACTAAGACTCATTAGACTCCATGCTGCTATGACTAGCGATGAGGTACTTAATGAGATAGACAATATGATGAATGGTATAGAACGTATATTCAATGACTTCAAGGATATGCCTAAAGAACAGTTAGATCAGATATGGCAAGCAGGACTAATTGTTACTCAGAGGTATGGTGACGCTATTGAGGGTCAAACCGGCGAGATGATGTACGAGATAGCTGAAACGGTAAGAGGATTAGGTCCTCTTACTGTGGACCAAATTGACGCTATGTGGGAAGCCTCTGCCTGGCTAACTATGAATGGTGGAGATGAGATAACGTACGAAACTAGGCAGATGATGCTTGAAACTGCCGCTGAGGTAAGGAAGAATAGACCTCTTACTCAAGAGCAGATGCACCTATTGATGAGCAACTTGCTGCATTCAGCCACAGAAGGTGGACGTGGGGTAACAGCTGGATACCTACACATGTTAGGTACTGGGTCTGGCGAAATCGACAAGATTCTAAGTGATTGGCACCAGACGCTTACTGGCAATATACAGCCTACACTTAGAGCATTGGGCTATGTAGGTACTCTCCCTGGGCCTCAATCTATAAGCTTTCCCAATAGATACTCACAGGTTCCTCTAACTCGTTCAGGTTCATGGAATGAAGGTGGTTTGATTCCAGGAAGAGGACCGGATAAGGACACTGTACTTGCGGCACTAACCCAAGGTGAGTTCGTACTGCGTAGAGGCGCTGTAGACAATGTAGACCTTCACTCTCTACACGAATTCAACCGTACAGGTGATCCGCAGTCGCTAGTGCAAGCTGCCTACAATAAGGGCGGATGGGTCACTGTGGGCGATATACCTAAGCCTCCATCATTCGCTGGATACGGTACTCCATTCACAGAACCGCCTAAGGAATTGGGTAGGATTACTTACAAGGCAGCAGTTGACTGGTTCAACAGTCTTGTACCTCGACTTGGTTCCGGTGTTGGGTATCAGGCCATGATGAAGGCGCTACAACGTCAATTCCCCCATGCCAGATTGATAAGTGGTTATCGTCCAGGAGCTATTACTGCCACAGGACGTCCAAGCTATCATGGACAGGGACGTGCTGTAGATACTAACCCAGATATGAGTATGGCTAACTGGATCAGACAGCACTATATGAACCAAACTAGAGAGCTAATCTACTCTCCCATGAACAACAGACAGGTTCATAACGGTAGGAACCACTACTACGCTACGCCTATAACAAGAGCTATGCATTGGGATCATATACACTGGGCCATGCAGAACGGCGGCGTGGTGCGTCGAGGCCCCGCGAGAGCGCTCGTCGGGGAGGACGGCCCCGAGGTACTGGACCTGCCCACAGGCAGCTCTGTAACGCCCCTGGATAGGGACAAAGGGCTTGAGGACAAGCTGGACGAACTCATCGCGCTCCTGTCCGACCGCGAGCCTGTAACGCTACAGGTAAGTACTAAGGACGACCCACAAGACTTTGGTAAGAAGGCCGCCGTATTCTTGAGAAGTAGGTAACAGTATGGCAGACCAAAGATTCTACGTTCCAGAGTCAGTATGGAATAGACGTCTGGAACACATGTATCCTGGCGGTGTACCTATCCATCAGGATTCAAACAGCATGATTGCTCAGGTCCAGGAAGATTGGTCTGGAACAAGCCAAGCGAATGCTGGACCTACGGGACAACCGGACCATACTGGCCTAACGTCCGATCCTGACCAGTACACCTATCCTATATGGCTAGTTGATGAGAATACTACCATGTACAAGGTGGACGTCAAGGAGGTTATGTCTTGGGCCCAAGATAATCCTGCTACTGGTAGTCCCGGTGATGTCCTACGTCTAGGCTCTGGTAGATTACAAGTAGGCCATAGCAATCAGGACATGGAGCTGTGGCTTCCTATCCCTGACGAGACGCTTGGCTCACCGCCGTTAAATGGCGACGACTTCTCGGCAGTGGTATTAGACCCATCAACCGGAGAGGAGTGGGGTTTCTGGAACTTCCGTTGGGAGAACGGTTTACCAACGGCTCGCAATGCCTATCGCTACCGTGTACATGGTGCAGACTGGGCTGACGGTGTTCCTCGCAACATTGCAGGTGGATGGTGGAACCTAACGGCCAATGGTGTCACCAAGATGTACGAACCAGGCGACCCGCCAGGCTTCTACTTACGATCTGATGGTGTCACGCCTGACCAGGACCGGACCTACAACAACGGTACATGGCTTACTCGCGGTGCTGGTACTACATATCTAGTAGGTCTGATGCGTCCAAGCGAAGTTTATGCGGGCGTTATACGACATGCTATCGCGTTTGCGCATGACTACCCATCACCTAACTTTGTCTATCCGGCAACTAAGTCGGACGGTTGGGACCCGAACGCACCACCTGAGGGTGCAAGGCTGCGATTGAAGTCAACGTTCGATATACAGCAGCTGTCCGGCATACCTAAGA